GGTTACTGAGTCAGGGAGAGCTGTCTTTCAAACCGCTCCATGAGCGGGGCAGATTTCTGGGACAGGCTTTCATCGGAAGGCTTTAACCCTACAGACTTGAACGAGGGGCAGCGCAAAATGCTTTGCCCCCAATGCTCACACACACGAAAGAAAAATCGCAACGAGCATTGTCTTTCCATGTCCATAGATTATGAGGGTGCGCAATGGCGATGCCACCACTGCGATTGGGAAGGCAATGTCTGGAGAAACAACATGAACAAGAGTCCGTTTAAACAGAAAGAAAAACCAAAGATACCAGAGCTTGAAGGTGTCAACGATAAGATAACTCAATGGTTTGAGAAGAGGGGAATATCCAAGGACATCATAGACTTAGCCGGGGTTGAGTCTGGAGAGGCATTTATAAATGGGGAGAACAAGAAGGCCATTGCGTTTGTTCACAGGGATTCAGATGGCAAGACAATCAACGTTAAGTTCAGGACTGTTGACAAGCAGTTCACGCAGATCAAGAACGGCTCTCGATTACCATACCTCTGGAATCTAGTTAATCCTGAAAACGAAACACTGATCATAACTGAAGGGGAGGTTGATGCCTTGTCAGTTATGGAGGCTGGTTTCGGTAACGTCATATCACTACCCGATGGAGCAAGCGATCACAAGATTCCTTGGATCGATGAGCTACAGGATTCTCTATCATCGTTTAAACGAATAGTTCTTCTGAACGATGGCGATGACGTTGGGATTATCATGCGCAATGAACTGGCGCGTAGGTTGGGTAGGTCTAGGTGCTGGAGGGTGTCGTGGCCCGAAGGGTGTAAAGATCCTAACGATGTGTTGGTTGGGTATGGAAAGGAGAAGCTAGCAGAGTTTGTGAACGGCGCAGAGCCTTGGCCTTTGAAGGCGTTACAGGAGACTCGAAATTATGTGGAGGATGCCTACGCATTATTGAAGGGTGATGTACGAATGGGGATTGATGTTGGAATACCAGCTCTCAGTCATAACTACAGGGTACGACCCGGAGAACTAACGATAGTGTCTGGCGCACCCGGAGTCGGTAAGTCAGAATTTCTCGATCAGGTTTGTTTAAACCTTGCCAAAGATCACAAGTGGAGGTTCGCAGTTTGTTCTTTCGAGAACCCTGTCGATGACCACATCAACAAGATCGCAGCTAAGTATGTCGGCAAGCCAGCGTGGAAGACATTCGCTGGAGGAGAGATGGATGATACCGAATGGTCAGATGCTATCGGTTTCATTGGCAACCACTACTACTGGATCAGATCTGATGATGAAGCACCAACGATTGATTGGTGTTTAGACAATGCTACCGCTTGCGTACAGCGTTACCCAAACGTAAGAGGGCTAGTGTTAGATCCATACAACGAGTTCGAGCATAAGCGACCTAGCGGCTGGACAGAGACAGAGTATGTCTCTCAGATGCTAGCAAAGCTCAAGCGGTGGGCAGCTAATAACGAGTGTCATGTGTGGCTGATCGCACACCCAGCTAAGTTAAGACGTAATGCAGACGGAACGTTCCCTGTGCCAGAGCCTTATGACATAGCGGGATCGGCTAACTTCTACAACAAAGCTGACAACATCTTGATTGTTGAGAGAGACTTCACCCCTGACTCAAATGACATTCGGATTCATGTGAAGAAGATTAGGTTTAAACAGAGCGGGATGGTTGGCGTGGTAGATCTAAAGTACAACTACAAAGATGGAACTTACTACAGTGGTCATAACATGACAGGCTAAACCGATTCGTGTGAAACAAAAAAAGGGGGCTATGCCCCCTTAATTTTAATGGCCGTTTGATCCCTTACCATCTTTGAATCGTTTGATTCGCCAATCGTCTTCCTGTATAAGCTCCTTTAGCCGTTGATCAAAAAGCTGACTCTGAAACTCATCGTCTGGATCTACTCTTAATTCTTTCTTTTCGATCCAATCTCTGACGCTGATAAGAGCATCAATTTTTTCTTCGTAGTCTTCAATGAATCCTTTTCTTACCTCGCGGAAATTTAAAAAACATTGAACAGCCATTAGCTTCCAAGCCTTACCTTGATTATCCATAAGATTCCTAATTATTTAATTGTTAAAGATCGACCGAAAGTTTCCCTTCGGTTTACCATTGTAACACATCTAATATTGAATGTCAACCATTAATTATTTGCCCTTTCGCTACTCATAATTTTATTTGAGTCAACCCTTCATAAAAAAGTATGACCAACAGCAGTGTTATTATGACCCGTGGTGTAATGGTATATGTGTCGTTTAAACGATGTACCAACAGCCGTGTTATTGTGGCCAGTGGTGTTGTCGCGTAACGCACATCGTATAGGTTGTCCTCTTTGGTTTCCCGATACGCACACGAAACCATAACATCGTATAGGTTATCCTCTACTGTCTTCCCGTTTAACCAATCGGTTCAGACCTTCTTCCATACTGAAGTCTTGGATGTGAGACGAACCACTGCTGTCACCAAGAAACACAAGCGGCTGGTGTGTCATTCCCGTATATGCAGAGCTGTTATTAAGCACCAGATTCGGCCCCGTAGTTACAAGCGCACCGTAGCCTACGTTGGCGTTAACCTCACTTATGAACAACGGCTCACACTCGTACTCAACCTTTGGTTTTTTCTTAGGCTTTGGGCTACCTTTCTTTGACGATTTCTTTTGGATGTTGTACTTCGGATCATATCTCCAGATCAAAATATCTTCCCAATAAGTCATGCGACTTTTCAGGCAAGACATAACTCTGAAGTGATCGAAGTCTTTGTCTTTCGTGTGTTGCCCGATCCTATTATACGGGTTGATGCTTTGCCCAACGTAAACAATCTCGTCTTGTTTAAACAGAATATAGATCGTAGCCCCTGTCATGTTCTTGTGAATACTCACGTTACATATTCCTGTCATGTTGCGAAGGTAAAGTGTGTGGTGAATGGAGGGATTGGCGACATGAAAATCCTGTCTAACCTTTGCTTGCAGACAGGCTGCGGGGCCGCTCTTCATCCCCCCTCTTTCTGGTTGTACACCCTCTGGAGATAGGCAAATGAGAGCCTAATTGAGAGTGCTAGGAATAGGTCTGAGGTCACCACGCCCCTAACCATCCGTCCCACAGTTACCTTAACAACCGTTCAATCTCTTCAATCTCTTCGTTCCTTTGCTCTTGGGTCATCTCTGGCAACCCATGCTGCTTGTCTATGTAATCTTTATCCGCAAGGTTCTTAACCTTACGATCAATAGCCTTGTCTGTCCTGTACTTTATTTTGTACACCCAGTTCCTAGAACACCCCTCCCTTTCCGCTATCTTTATTGCTGGCTCCCCCGAAGATAAGGCTGACCGTATTCTCTCTGTTCTTGGGGAGTATCTGGTTGCCAGCTTAAGCTCTTCATATTCTTGTGCGTTTAAACGAGAAAGAAGATGCTCTCTAACGGGGGTGACCGACATTCCAAGAGCGTCTGAAATTTTTTTAATAGACTTGCCCTCTCTTCTCATCTTGATAGCAGCGTCACTCCAAGGTGGGTAATTCATTTAGTAATCCTCTGGTAGTAAAAGCGTTACGGTTTCATGTCCAGCGTCCATGATCATCCAGACATCATCGCCTTTAGGGTCTCGCGGATCTAATGGATACACACCCATGACCATCAACCCTTCTTGCAAAGACGTTTTATTTTGACGCACATCATCATCACAACTTTTCCCGAAGTCGCCTGAGTCAAATCGGTAAAATGTGTTTCTAATGTATGGCAGTGACAGCTCACCATGCTTGTTTTGTAATGCCTCTAAAGCAGAAGGGGTGACAGCTCCGACCTTCATATTCTTTAAAACATTCTTAAACCTGTCTGCCTTAAGCGTTGGCGGCTGAGATGGATTAGTCCATATATCCATAGAATGAACATTCCGATACGCATTAAAGTCTATTACCTCACCCATACTATTCTCCTAATAAATGTTGCGAAACACATTGTCTATCCTGTCTGCACTGGTCACGAAAATCTAACTCGTGAATATACAGATAACTTATTGCGCAAAGCGCAGTCAGCAGCCACCGCATAATGCGATTGGTTTGCTGTTTAAACAAACTTAACAGATCCATTTGGTGACCCCTTAAACTCTTCAAACCTTTCTGCTTGCTCAACCATAAACGTTGGAATGATTGCGCTAAAATCTACGCCATCATCTTCCAAGTATCTGATTAAAACGAACACATCTCTTACGTAGTTCCCCCCGATAGTCCAACTGACAATATCTGTTACGGGATAGCCGCCATAGCTCGGGCCGTCCTTCCAGTTATGTATGTCGATCCTAACCTTAGTAGGCGCAAGTGCTGAGTCCCTCTCACCTGTGCTTAAGTTGTAACGATCCTCGAACTCAAGCTCCCACATCACATCAACCTTGCCATCGTCACACTCTTGCGGCCTTCCAAACAAGC